GCATTCTGGGGGTCACGAGCCATCATCTCGTTGAAAGAGCCCCAGAAGTTTTCAGGTTGCTGAGGAGCGGCTGCAGCAGGAGGAGCAGGGAACTGACCACCATACTGAGGATCAACAGGAGCAGTGCGATAACCAGGAGTTTCGAGTTGCTGCTCACTTTCGTACACAGGGTACGGACCTTCAGGACCAAAGAACTTCAGCGTGTAATCACTGAGAACATCGGGGTTGGTCAGGATTTCGTTATAAGCCAGGTTCTCCTGGTGCTCATTAACGGAAAACTCAGCGTAACCCTTGATGGTATCAGCGGCGCGGTTTCCCCACGCGACGGCGCTGTCCAGCATCCCTTCCAGATTCAGGGCGTAGTTGTTCAGAATTGCCGGTGCTTCGATTCCGAACGCGTCCATCACCTGACGGCTTTCCTGGCTCATTCCCACCAGGTCGGCCACCTGTTCCAAAGAGGGACTCGAGGAGGTTTGGGAAGAGCTGGGCGAGTATGCCTGGTTGGGCGACCAGGTCTGCGGAGCCGATTGTTGCGTAGCTTGGCTGACTTGACCGAAGTTCGCCGGTGCGTACTGCGGAGTCGGTGCTGAGGGTTGACCCTGGAACGGGGATTGGACTGGTGCGCTCAGCAGGTTCACCACCTTGTTGAACGCCGATTCCCAAGGATTGCCCGCTGCTTCCGGTTGGGATTGGGGGGCGTACTGAGTAGGGGCTGATTGGTAACTGGGGGCTGCCTGAGGTACCGCTTGGGGGTAGCTGGTACCCACCTGGTACGCCTGTGGTGCCACCTGGTAATTGACCGGTTGGCTGGACGGAGCCGGTGCCACGTAGCTGCTGGGAGCGACTGCCGCCGGTACTTGGCTCGTCTGTGGGATCGACTGGACGGTAGCGTCCTGCATAACTCATCTCCTTTTGTAATGCTTCAAGAGTTCGATACAGATATGGGGTTAAATCCAATCGTGGATCTGCAGCCATCGGTAAATCCGGTGATTGCGGATGAGGAGTCTGCATCATGCCCCCCACCAGGCGTGCGAACGAAGAATATGCATTCTGCAGTTCACCCACCATCCTGAACGGGAACCCAGATAACATCTCGGCCCGTTCCTCATCCGTTTTTGACGGAAAGAGGTATTTCAGTGCTTCAATGCTATCAACACCTAATTCTTGCAAGTTTCTAACAACAATCGAGTTGTTAAGAATATCTTGCGTTGAATCTTCGTACACTGGTCCGAGCCAGCGCCACTGAATAGTTAAATCCCCATCAGGGATCAAACCAAGAACACCAGGTGGAATTTGTTGTGTACGCACACAAGCCATCATCAATTGCTTGATGCGATCCTCAAAACCAACCAGAGCTTCTTTATACATCTGAACAATGCTTTCATCTGCATCGTCATCTGGTTCCACAGGTTTTTCTAAACCTGCGGCGGCGGCAAGTGTCTCACGGAACAAACGTTCTTCTTGGAAAATAATTAGTTCCAGACAGCGGCAGATGCCGTAAGTATAAATAGAATTTGCTTTTTTCTTAGATGTAGCAGCAACACGACCAAACAGTGACTTGTACTCAGTTGCAGTCACACCAGCGGAAATTGACAGCTCGTCAACGCCACCAAGTGCTGTACGAATCTCCTCTCGATACTGACGAGCAAACGCGTTTTGATCTCCTGTGATCGCATCTGGAACAATGTAACCAACTCGATCATTCGGCTCAAGGTTGGCAATAATTCTTGGAACACGAATCTGACCATCCATTCCACGGCTGATCGGATCAGCCTTAAACATGGAACGACTAAGAGATGATGGGCTAGCAAACCCTGAGTTGGCAGCGATTGATGGACGCTGTACCACGCCTTCTCCACCTGACTCGATTAGGTCAGTCTTGGGACGAGACGAAAGAAGAGTTGGGTTGCCAAAGAACTGAACATTCTTTCGCATTGTACGAATTATCTCGTCATGCGTAACAATGTGATTGGCAAGTGCATCAAATTCACCAACACCTTCAGTAGAAAATCCTTTGGGGTTGTTAAAGATTTCTACACAAGGAATAAATCCAAGAGTGTTGCGATAAGTTTTTGTTTTGCCTGGTACCACAGAGACAGGCTGGTCAAAAGAGAGTTCACCATCTGAATGAGTCTCTTCAATGGTTTTACGTTTAATTGATAATTTTATGTATTTCTTTTGGCCTGGGGTACCAAGGCCATCCATCCCTGTGATTGAAGTTTGTTGAATATCTTGATTAACGCCAAAACCGTTTTTAACTTTATAACTGTAGATAATGACAACTTCATCGAGTTCACCGTCTACGTTGTAGTAGGTACGATATTCGTGTTTCCTAAAAAAGTAAAGACGGTAATTATTTGTAGTAGGGCGAATATAAAATAAACCCTGACCATCACACAAAAAGTAATCCCAAATTGAATCAAATCTTGTATCAATTTGGTTGTATTTGACTACGCGATCAATAAAATCTTTACGTTGATTACCAAAGTTGTCCTGAGCAGGAAAAAATTCTACCCCTTGGCGAATACCAAAGAGTTTCATTTGTGCCAAGTGTGCTGCTACGACGCCGGTATCAACGCCAATTCCACCATCTTTTTCAAGATAGGAATCAACAATTTCCTTGAGTCTGGATTTAGCGTCTGCAGCCATTAACTATTTTCAACCCGCTGGAATTAGTTTAACAGTTTTAAAAATCAAGAGACGTATTTAGTATCAAAATTTGCAGGGGCTTGTCCAAGTTGGGGACCCATGTAAAACTGGGCGTTAGCAAGTCCAGCCATGTTACCCATGGGGGCACCTTGCATATTACTTTGAAAAGCAAGGGGAAGTCGAGGGCCGCCGGGCATGATTCCCCGGCGTTTTAATTCGTCGTTTAACTGTTGATTTTGCTGTGTCCCACCTTCATAAAGTCTTTTTAATTGTTCACCACTTCGTCCCCCTAAAGCACCAGGAGTACGATTGATATCAAAACTGGGGCTACCAGCCATTAAATTACCTGGTACTCCTAAATTTCCACCAACAGGAATACCGCCCTGAATACGCATTTATCTAATTATTCAATAGTTCTATCTTACTCTTCTATAACCTCGTAACCAGACTCATCGTTGAGTTTGGAAAGAACAATACCTTCGCCCTTTAGGTTCCATGAAAGAATATCTCCTTCTTGCCAACCGAGTTCTTCGATGATTTCTTCGGGAAACTCGATAAAGAGTTCTCCGTCTTGATCCTCTTGGACTTCGATAATGTAGCTGGTCATTTGAGAAGGCGATCCATCATTCTGTCTAGCTTACTATTAATTTCTTTAAAGGTGTCATGCATGTGCTGTATTTCGCGAAGAAAGTCAACTTTCAGTACGTACTCCAGTGGCATACGATTGAAACTATCGTCTAGATGCTCAACTTTTTTTTCTTGAATTGTCACGCGATCAGAAAGCTGTTTGATTCTTTCATGCGATCTAGATAGCAACTTATTTGCGGCCCAGGTACCACCTGAGATTCCAGCTACACAAGTTGTAACGAGGATCGCCAGGTACTCGGGTCCCATGGCAAAAGTATTTTCTTCTATTCTAAGATCTAATAATCAACTTGAAGAGTACCTTTACGCGTTAATCCATTGATAAGCCAAACAAGCGCATCAACACAATCGTCGTGACTACTAACGCCAAAATTAGTAAGCTCTTCAAACATAGCTGTAAAGTTACGGTAACGATTAAAAATAATCTTGCGATCTTCAAAAAGACCCATACAACCACGGAAACGAGCAAGTTTATCTGCCCTAAAGCCTTTAACAGCATGCCAGTTGATGTTGTAAAGATTCTCGTTTCTCAAACAGATACGTTTAAAGTCAGCCTCAAGAGATGCCTGGTACGCCACAGCTTCTGAGTACACATCACAAGTGTTGTACGTGGGGAAGTAATTGCCATTCTCGTCGCGTCCAAGAATAGACCAATCATTAAGCAATTCTTTAAGCGCATCTAGTTTTTCTAGGTTGCCCATCACACGCATGCGGCGATAATCAATAATATGAATCTGATCACCTAGTTTTCCGCCAAGAACAAAAACAGTGTAATCATTTTTTTCTTTTGTACCAGCGGAGAGGTCAACCCCAACAGCCAGTGAATCAAACTCAGTAGCAATCTCTGCTTTAACCAATAGTTCAGGAGCCAACGATAATTCGTTTTGCCTGACGATTTGATTCATGTACTGGAAAGAAAAAGCAATTGGTGCTTGCCGTTTTTTCTCCTTTAAGTAATCCAATGACCACATCTCTGGCCAATAAGATTCTTCTTCTCCACTTATTTCATTGT